TTATCTTTTTCTTATTTTACTTCCAAAATTATTAAATGCCTTTAAAAAAAGAAAAATTACTAAAAATGCTATTATTGCAGTAATAACTACAAATAAAAAGTTTAATAGATCTTTAAAACTTAAACCTACTCCATCTAAGAAATTTCTAACCTTAATACTAACTTTAAAAAATCCCCATAAAATTAAACTTCCAATAATACCTACTGAGGCTGCTGTTAATCCAATCTTTGATTTTTTAAATATACATATTAAGCCTATAAAAGCAAAAGTTATTATTATAAAAATAAATTTCCAATCTAAAAATTCCAAAATCTATTCTCCTAAAAATACTTCTCTACTATTTTACTTAATAAAAGTTTTAATTATTCATTTACTTATTTAAGATTTTAATTATTTTATTAGGTAAGTAAACTTTATAATTCCTAAAGAAACTCTATAATAATATCCTTATTAAATTTCTTATTTTTTGTAAAGATATGATTTTAATCATAATTATAAAAAATAAAATAGTAATAGCAAAAAAATAGGAGTCAACTGGACTCCTATTTTAATTAAACTGTAAATCACTTTAATTATTATCCTGCAAAAACAGGTACATCAAATGTGAAATTATTTTCTAAATATAAATCTTGATAACTCCTCATAATATCAGCAATACTTGATGCATACCATGGTGTTGTAGCATATTGATGCCATATATTTGATACATTTTGATTATATCTCATCTTATAAAGAGTATTTTGACTATATCTTGAACTATGAACATAATTTAATGAAACAAATTCCGCAGCACCCTTTATAGCATTTTCAATACTTGTCCAACCTCTATTGTAAGCATATGTTGTTCCTAATATTAAAGCTCTATTTGGGAAAACTGATGAATTATCCTTAGCCCCTATTCCAAATAAATTATAAACTGTTACTGGCTTAGATAATTTAATCATATGATATCCTACTAATTGACCATTACCATTATATATAGGTCTACTTTCATCTGCAATTTCAGTAATTGTTACACCCTTTGCAAGCTTACTTGTTCCATTACCAGTTTCATGTAAGCATTGAGCAACTAAGTATATAGGATCTATGTTAAAGGCTTTAGCAGCATTTACAAAAGCTTGTCCTTGTCCTGTTAAAACTCCTTTGTTACTTAATCTACTACTTAATCCACTTACATTAACTGATCTGAATTTATCTATTCTTAAGAATTGTAGTTTATTAGTAGCTTTAGCTGGATTTATATATTTTTCAAATTCTGAGTATGAATAATTTGAAGGATTATTTCTTTGTTGTAATTTTATATATTCGTTAAGTGATACTCCATAATTTGTTTTTGAAGCATTTCCTATATCTAATCCATGATTAACATTTGAGTTACCATCAAAAATATTTATATAATTTTTAGATGCATAAGCTTCTTGTCCTTTATAAGTTATCTTATAGAAACCACTTTCTTCTCCTATTATTTCAACACTTTCTCCACTATTTAAAATTCCTATAATTTGAGATGAAGTATTAGCTTCTTTTCTTACATTTAATCCTTTAGATGCAGTTACAACGCCAGTTTTCTTACTATTTTCAGGAGTACTTGGTTTTTCTGGCGTTTGTGTATCTTGGTTACTATTATTACTTTCTGTAACATCTTTAACGTATTCCTTAGCTATATACCCATGTGAACCCTTATATTCTATTTTATAGAATGCTCCTTCTTCTCCTACTATTGTTACCTTTGTATTTCCGCTTAGACTTCCTATAACTTTACTACTTGTACTTGCTCCTTCTCTTACGTTTAGAGAACTGCTTACATTTACTATTCCTGTTTTTTCAGTATTTTCAGGAGTACTTGGTTTTTCTGGCGTTTGTGTACCTTGGTTACTATTATTACTTTCTGTAACATCTTTAACGTATTCCTTAGCTACATACCCATGTGAACCTTTATATTCTATTTTATAAAAGGCTCCTTCTTCTCCTACTATTGTTACTTTTGTATTTCCGCTTAAGCTTCCTATAACTTTACTGCTTGTACTTGCTCCTTCTCTTACGTTTAATGAACTACTTACATTCACTATTCCTGTTTTTTCAGTACTTTCAGGAGTACTTGGTTTTTCTGGAGTCTGTGTACCTTGGTTACTATTATTACTTTCTGTAACATCTTTAACGTATTCCTTAGCTACATACCCATGTGAACCTTTATATTCTATTTTATAAAAGGCTCCTTCTTCTCCTACTATTGTTACCTTTGTGTTTCCGCTTAGGCTTCCTATAACTTTGCTGCTTGTACTTGCTCCTTCTCTTACGTTTAAAGAACTGCTTACATTTACTATTCCTGTTTTATTAAGAGATCTAACAGCTAAAACCACAGGTTCTGCTTTAGGAGTAGCTTTAGCTTCTTTTTTAGATTCATCAACTTTTTCTTTTTTAACTTCTTCTTGTTTTACAACTTGAACCTTTTCACTGTCTCCATCTTTTGATATGTATTTAGAATAAACATAGCCATATGAATTATTAAACTCTATTTTATAAAATCCATTACTTTCACTTATTATGTTAACTTTTTCTCCACCTTTTAAGCTACCAATAATTCTACTATTTGTAGTAGAAGCTTGTCTAACATTTAAAGCTGTATTTATATTAACCTTACCTGTTCCTTCAATTGGTTCTTTTTTTACTTCTGTCTTAACTTCATTATTTTTATATGAAATTAAATTAACATATTTACTAGATACATATGCTCTTCTACCATTAAAATCAATTTTATACCAACCATCAATTGATTTATCTAATACATTCACCTTATCATTTTTATGTAAAGTTCCAATCACTTGACCATTTTCATTTGGGCTAGTTCTAACATTTAATTGATTAGCAGAAATTAAACCAACATTATCTTGATTTAAATTATCTCCTAGTACTCTTATGTCCTTAGCTTCTACATATCCTACAAAATCTTTATACCCAACTTTATACCAGTTATCAGATATCTTGTCTATTATGTTAACTCTAGCGCCCCTAGGTATTGAAGTTATTATTTCATGAGAAGAATCTGCACCTTTTCTTAATCCTAGGTCTTCTGATGAAATAATTTCTCCAAATGAATTTCCTTTAGAAGTATTAATGTTTTTAACCTCATTCACTGGTTTCGCATGTACTTTAGTATTAGTTGTACAAACTATTGCTCCAGCTCCAATTACAGCACCTACTATAAGACAGCTTAATCTATTTCTATTCATGTTACCCTCCTTTTATAAAAAATTAATATTTTATATAAAATCATAAAAAATTCATTATAAATCAATGTTAATTCTAAGGAAAATAATGAATTTCTTATAATTATTACTTATTGCTCATAATCTTTCCAATAATATTATACTTCCTAAATCAAAATTAGCCAATAATTATAAAACAAATCTTTTTAAAATTCCACCTTTTTTGTTTACTAAATTATAATTTTTCTATATTTTATTATACTAAAACATTTTCAACAAAAGTAATATTTGTAATAAAAAAAAATACACGTCATATAAATTTAATATTTACATAACGTGTACTCATTTATTAAAACTTTAAAATAGACTTAAATCTTCGCTAAGCGTTGATATATCTATTATTTGTTCATTCCTTCTTCTACAGCAACAGCAACTGCAACAGTAGCTCCTACCATTGGGTTGTTACCCATACCGATAAGACCCATCATTTCAACGCTTTATTAAGTTAAAATCCTTATAAATACTGATATTACTGACTTTTTAAATATACACTAAAATTATTTATACCCGTTATATTGGATATATTTTCAATAATAGTATAACACTTATTTACCAATAGTATCAACTACTTTATCAACTTTTTCTTCTAATTTATCTATTTTATTATCCATATTTTTGATTAATGAACTATTAGTCAAAACTAACTCTGAATTTGTTTTAGTAACCTCATCTAAAGTTGAACTCATTTTATTATACATATTCCAAATAAAAATTCCCATAACTACACAACAAGCTATAGGAAATCCAAAATTATCTATTAATACTTTTATTTCTTGCATTTTAACACCTCCTTAATAAAGAAATAATCCCTTGTTACATAATTCTCTATCATCTGGAGATTTTGCAACTAATTTAATTACATTCATTTTTACCCCTATATTTTTAAGAGTTATACTTCCATTATCTTGACTTATTATTTCAACACTAGCTTTAGATTTATCATCTATAAACCATTTAACAGTTTTTCTAGCTGGAGATAATGTATATGTACTTATTTTTCCTCTTTGAATTTTTTGTTCTCCATCAATTTTAAATGTTCCACTAAAATCCTCTTTCTCTTCTTTAGGTTTTTCAGGTTCAGTTGGTTTTAGCTGAGTTTCTTCCACTTTCTCATGTTCTTTAGGTACTTCTTTTGGTTTCTCTTCTTCTTTATGTTCTTCAGTAGTAGTTGAACTTGGTTTCTCTTCCTTATGTGTATTAGGTTCTATTGGTTTTTCCTCAACTGGTACTACTATAGGCTTTTTTTGATTATTATAACCTTCACTACCAACGGTTGTACTATATTTTAGAATTAGAACTAATAATCCTTCCTTAGTATCATCTATTGATTGAACGCTGAAATTCTTTTTATTGTAGGAAACGGTATCTCCTATTGAAATAGATTCAATATAAGGTATAGTTAATTCAAGTTCATCAGCTAATACATTGAAATATCTATTATTATCAACCACATCTTTTAAAGCTCTAATATATCCAAATATTTTTTGTTCTTTATATATAACTATTTGAGCCTTTGTAATTGTAGCCTTATTATAAGTATTTACTAAGTTTTCCTCTTTCTCTAATACAATATAATTAACATTATCTATATTAACTATATTTCCATTTTGGATAGGGGAATAGGTAAATAGATAATTAAAGTTTACTCCATCTTTATAACTATCTTTAATTGGCTTAATAACTACACTTGCATTAGTATTTGTAATTATAGCCTTTGTACCATTCATTTCTATAGCTTTACTTAACATATCCATAATTTCACTTCCTAACTAAAAAATATAGGTCTAATATTTAAATTAGTACCATCTTTTATTTCTTGTAATTCAATTATCTTTGTATTTACCCTATAAATTCTCTTTTCTAAGAACTTATAAGCTTGATCTGTACTCAATATATCTTTACTATCTATCTTTCTCATAATGTCAGTATCATTAGCTAAAGTTTCTAATACTGATACTACTGTTTTTAATAAGTTAATCTCATTGTCAGCTTTAATATAATTATCGGTAGCCTTTAAATTGTTTTCCTCTAAAAATACTGAATATTCACTATCTTTATAATATTTCTTATTACTAAGTTCTAATTTTAATCTTTCTAAATTTGTCATAATATATCTCCTTTCTAATTTTGAACATAAAAAAGGATGTCCCATTTGGGACACCCCTTAAAATTATCTATCTACTAAATTTTTGTGGTTTTATAAAGAATATATCTTCTGCCGTAATTACTTCTTCTCCATTCAATTTAGCTAGTTCATTTTTTAATTCAGCTCTTCTTTCTTGTAGTTCATCAATTTTATTATTAATTAAATCTATCTCTTCTTCTAATTCTTGTTTTCTTTTTTCATCATTCATTGTTTACACTCTCCTTTATAATAAAAAGGTATTGTATTTAACAACACCTTTATGTTTTAATTATTTAACCTTTAATTCGTAATTTAATTTTATATTATTACACAATTTTTTATATTCATTTTTAAGTGTATATATTTGATTTTCTTTATTCTTTAAGCCCAATACATATTCATCTTGATTAAAATCTTTTTTATTTGTTTCATCACTTTCAAAAGTATATTTAAGTAATAATTTCTTTTGATATTCAACAACCATATTATTATATTCTTCTATAAGATTATTAATTTTAGACTCATAATCCTTCTTTAATTGTTCTATTGACCTTTTTAAAGTTTCACCACTCTCTATCTTTAACATATCATAAAATTTTATTTCTAAATCCATATATTCTACCTCCCATAATTTACTATAATTCTATATTAACAAATTATGTATAATATGTAAAGTTTGTAATAATTATAGGGGTAAGTAGCTAGTAAATAAGAACATAGTAAAAGGATGTCGTGTTTCACGACTCCCTTAATAACTAAAGTTGTTGTAATTTTTCTTTTATAAAATCTACTAAAGATTTAACTTGTTTATTTTCTACTTCAATAGTAAAAATATCATCTTTCCAAATCATTAATTGTCCCATAGTATCTTCATAAGCTCTTTGTGTTTTTCTTAATTCTATTAATTCCTTATTCCATTGTTCTTTACTTTTTATTGATTTATTTTTATGTTTTATATGTCCTTCTCCAAAGTCATCTTCAATTTTCCAATCTAAGCTGCATAAATCATATTCTGTATCTAAACAGTAATTAAATTCTTTTCCTTGTATAATAATCCAATTATCTGATATTACTATTTTAACTTTTCCAACTTCATCATTCTCTAATCTATAATCAGTAAAATTAGCCTTATTATCCTTTACAAAACTTAATTCCTTAGTTAAAAACTCTTCAATCTTTTTATGTTCTCTTTCAATAGCCTTATCTTTTGCATTTTCAAATCTATTTTCAATTTCTAGTAATTCTCTTACTATTTTATCTATTTCAACTTCACATTCTTTAATTTCTAATTCTTTTATATTATTTATTTTTAATTTATTTAATTCCATTTATAACACTCTCCTTTTATTTTTCATATAATTCCATTAAATCAAATGGACAGACTTTTAATACATCTCCTATTTGTTCTATCACATCAAGTCTTGGAGCTTTCTTTTTATCATTCTCTAGCCTTGATATTGTAGAAACACTTGTCCCTATTTCCTCAGCTAATCTTAATTGACTATATCCTTTTAGTTTTCTATAAGATTTTATATTCTTTAAGCTTATTTTGTAACACATGGTTTATATCCCCCTCTTTATAAAGGAAATATTAACAAATCATGGCTACTATGTAAAGTTTATGTTATTCGCAAACCTATGAAAAACCAAAGCCGAATTATTCGGTTGGGAATTATGTGCGTTCCCATTTTAGGACTTCACATCAGTTAGTACAATTAGTACCTTCCCAAAATAGGACATAGGGGGCGTTTGTGGGACGCTACCTTTTAAGATTATCTTTATTGCACTAACCGAATTTTATCTGTGGGTGGTTAAATGATTAGTTTGTTTCCACATTCTTCCAAAGGGGTAACACGAACATTTCAAGGCGTTTTATAAAAATAATACATAAAAATAAAGTATATAATATATAATTACTCAACAACTTCGCTAAATCTAGGTTTGGCGAACTTGCCAATAAATGTAAAAAATCTTTCAAACCGTTGGTATTACTAACTTTTATCCATTTTCTATTTTTAAAAACCTAATATAAAACCTAAAAACGGTATATGTTCATCAAAAATGATACTCTATTCTCAATTACAAAACCATATTATAAATACCTAATACGAATTATAGCTTTAGGATATTTTAGAGCTAAATTATCTTACTCCAAAATTTCAGCTTATTTTTACTTTATTTTTTAATACATAATTAATATATTTATAGTATTTTCACCCTATAAGGCTTTTTTGCCCCAAAATGAAAATTCGTGCATAAGTTAATGCGTGTTTTTTTAGCTAATTAATACCGACAATAAGTCTACATTATTACACCCATAACTTACACACTATATATAGTATAGCTACAAACACATAACCCCTATATATTCCACTATTTATAAGTAGTACCTAATACCATTTACCACCCACTAAGTTTCTTTAACAAACCCAGTTACTCTACCTTATCTTCAATTTTAGTCCCTTCTTTTTCTATCCTATCTAACTCCATATCCACATCAACTGTAATCGGAGATTTTTCTATTATACTTCTCTTAGATATAGCTCCCATATCGAATTGTTTCTTGATGTTCTCTAGTAGTTCACTTGCGTTCTGTGGTCTTGCATAGTTGAATGTAACACCAATATACTCACTAGGCTCTATGTCTAACATCTTCTTAATTATTCTAAATCTATCTCTATAACCTTTCATCATAGCTTTCTCCGTAATCATTGCATATACATCTGCCAACTGATATAAAAGCTTTAGTGATACTTCTGATACATTAGCTATATTCCCATTACCACCTAATATACTAGGCATATATGCACACATATTTAAGTTATTTTGTAATGTATCTAAATATAGTTTAATTGTACTGTAGTCCATATTAGCTGATACGTATTGCATATTAGAACCTACTTCTAAGGCTACATTATAACCTACACCATCTTTATTTACAGTACCTTCTATAGCTTGTCCAGTAGTTAATAATAAAGGATTTAAGCTTAATGTATATATACTATCTCCCATCTTAGATAATAAGTCCTCTAACTCATCTAATATAGGTACTATATCATTTAATAAGCTCTCACCATATCTACTATCCTCATCACTAGAGAAATAATAATGTACTGGTAATCCACTTTCATTTACATATTCATCTATCTTATGTATTTCTGAACCTTCATTAGTCCATTCTTCTACTTTATCCTCATAGTAAACATTCCAATAACTTATACTGTCTGTATTAGTCCAATGTTCTATAAATGCAATGTAATCTCCACCATCATTAAATACTGGATAACTATCCTCAGAACTAATAATCTTACTCTTAATTATTCCATTATCTCTATATATGTACTCAAATCCATCACCATATTTACATACGTTAGATGTTAATTTAAAGTCAGTTTCATTAAATCCACCAAACTTATATACACTCTCGATCTCTCTTACTACATCTTCTTCACCAGTTAAACTAATAGGCTTACCAGTTAAATATGTTGCATGAAAGTTTAATATACTCTTTGCATTATTTAATATTAGCTTTTTAACCTTATATTCTTTCTCCTGATACTTTATATCTTGTCTACCTAATACTTTATGTCTACCACTTAAATATTCCTTTAAACCCCATACCCTCGCTATTCTTGTTGAATTACTAGGCTTTTCTACTTCCTCAGTAAACCATGTTGGATTATTTCTATAAACATTTTGTACGTATAAATCTATTTTTTCCATTTTGCATTCCTTCTTTCTATTAAAAATATTAAACATATGTTATCTCCTTTCTAAAGTCAATAATATTGACATCTGAAATTTATAAATCAACTTACTAAAATTTTAGTATAGTTCGTGGACGGCATTTTTTTCTGCATTCCTATTTTGACTAATCCATTTTAACGAGCGAATTTTTTTCTCTCGATAATTTTCTGATGTCGGTTAAATCTATATCCAAACTTATACAGTAACTAAGGTATTTAATGTCACTCTGTTAACCTACCATTTATACCATTTACCTTCTTTGACACCACTTAAAGCTAGTGCAGTTGCCATAACAAGGTCATCATGATAGCCTGACATAGCTCCCATACTTCCATTATCTTTTATTTCAAAGACTTTCATCTCTTCCAGTATTTCCTCAGAATTAATAAGTAACGCCCCTCTATCGAACATTTCTCTTAAATCATTGATAATAATACCTTTAGTCTTAGCGTTAGTATCAAAACCAACTTGTATTACAGTTCTATTAAATTGATCGTATGTCTTGTATTTACTCATATTCATATACTTAAAGTTGTATCTTAATCTTTCAATTACTGAGTGTCCCCCACTAGCCTTTTCTACTACTAAATAAGCCTTATTAAAATATCTTCCTAGCTCATTTACAAACTCTGCGAACTGATAAGGTTTTATTTTATTATTCTTAAACATGGCTATTTCTTGCCCTTCCTTATCCAATACAACACAAGTAGAACTATCTTTTCCAACACCTTCTGATGTATCTACACCAATATAATATTTCTTTCCAGCTTGTGGCTTTTGGTACATAAAAAAAGACTTACCATAAAACTTGTTTAGTTCCATTGGTAAATCATCTATATCTTTCTTATTTATGTATTTATTTTTCTTTAATTGTAAGGCTCTTAAAACATCTGTAATTCTCTTATTATCAAATATACTAGCTCCTGATGTTATAAACGCCATTTCATCAGTTAATGGGAATTCTTGATTAAATTTATCCTCACTAGAGTTAGCTATTTTTAACCTTCTCCAACAAAGTATATCTAAAGTCATTCCCTTATCTTTATAGTCATTTAATAATTGTAATTCTTCCTCTGTTAAATCGTCCATTCCAAAGTCATGACCATTTCTATTCTTGAATATTTTCTTATACTGTTTATATTGTTCTGTAAACATACAACTTGTATCTATGTAATTATAAAAGAATGATTTATAGGCATTTTCACCCTTCTTTGATTTTTGATAGTGATTATGAAAGAAATTAAGTCCATTTGCAGTAGTTTCTATGATTAAGTTTCCGTCAGGTCTTAAAGTTTGTTCAAGTGATAATAATTGTTTAGTAGCTATTTCAGAATCTACAAAGGCGAACTCTGATAAATGAATTAATTTTGCAGTATTTCCTCTCCCTTTATCAGTTCTACCTAGTGTACTACATGATATTATTGAACCATTAGCTAATTGTAATTCTGCCCTATTATTCCTTATTAAAGGTAGTTTTATTGGCTCTGGAATACTGTTATATATAGCCTTTAATTTATTGAATATAGCTCTTGTACTCTCATCATTATGGCTTAATAACATACATACACACTCAGGCTCAGTAATTGCATAATAAATAGCTACAGAACAAATACAAACGCTCATGCCCCCTTGTCTAGCCTTTAGGATAATATTGTAGTTATCCATATTCTCTACAAAATCTTTCTGCATTTTATTCCATTTAAAAGGTACTTTTTTACCCATTTTATCATTTATCTGCATAAGGTTTTTAACAAATAAGTAAGGATTATTCCAAACTTTTAAGAATTTTTCTTCTGTAGTAGTTAAATTACTCACTCATATCAAACCTCCCTACTAATTCATCAATAACACTCTTCTTACCTTTAAAGAATTTACTTTCTGAGAACTTTACCAACCAATTGGCTGAATTAACATCACCCTCAAGTGCCTTTTTTAACATGGCATTATAGACTTTAACTAAGTTTAACTCAGCTTGACTTTTAACAGTTATTGAAATAGCTTTCTTTACATCTTCTCTCTCTAAATAAGTATCTAATGCAAAATTCATATCTACACCATTACAATAACTTTGTATATTTTTATATTTTTTAGGATCAGCTCCATCACAATACCATCGAACAAAGTGTCTAAGCTTTTTATTATCTAATATATCTTCAATTTCTTTATTTAAATTTTTTGGTTTATCTGCCATTCTAATATTTCTCCTTTCTGCATAAAAAAAAGATATAACAACCGTACCCAAAATGATACTTAACCGTACCTCCCGATACCCTTGTTATATCTATAAAATTTAAAAATCAATAAATCTTGAACAACGTTAGTTGTGAAAGATAACAAGTATTTAGTGAAACGTTCCGTAAGGAAAATACGCTGTTAAGCCTTTACGCTACGCTTACTAACGCACACTTTACTACGTAACGCTACGCTAAGTGTTTGTTTTCTTCATAACTAACGTTATTCAGAATTATTTGTTTTTATTTTACTTTTTTTACTTTTGTAACCAAAATATACATAACCCTTTTTAAAAAGGCTATTGCATAAAAAAGTTACAAATTAATAATTTACCTTTCCTACTATCCAATATGTTTTTTCCTTTTTAACTTTACCATTTTCATCTCTATATGTTTTTGGTTTAGGATTATCCATTATAAATGGTATCTCATTATCCTTTAAATACCCCTTCAATGTATTTATTCCTAATGTTCTAGCTTTTAAACCACATCTTGCGAATACTTCTTTAAGTTCTTTTTGTTCTTCTTTAAATAATTTTTTACCAACTATACTATCTAAATATTCTTCTAACTCTTCATGTTCATATGTAATTTCTAATGTTTTATACTCTAAATTAAATACATTATTAGCTAAGTAATTTTTATATCCACAACCTTTTTTATTTTCATTTCCTTTCATTGTTTCTATTAATAAAAGTTGTTCCATTAATTTAAAAGCCATTAATTCATTTAATTTTTTAGTTGAGCCTTCGTCATAGAATAATGTATTATAAAAATCATTTATAGATTTAGAATATTTTTCAGTAAATTCTTCTATAGATAATTTATTAAAATCTATTATCATTTTAATTCCTGTTTTCACTTTAGTTTCATATCCTCCTAATACATTATTATTTAGATTATGTATATAAACATCAAATTTCTCATTTTCTTTTCTTCTCTTTCTTCCTAAACATTGCAATAAAACTCCAATGTCTGATACATCACATATAATTGTTTTAATTTCATCATCTCTAAGATTTATTCCTGCATCTAGGCAAGTTGTTGTTATTAATAAATTATCTTCAAACTTTTCGTTTTTTAACATATCTTCTATATCATCTTCATCTACAAATCTATATTTTTTATTACTTTTACTACAACAGAATAGACTATATTTCTTGTATTTCTTATATAATTTATAAGCTTTTTCAACACTTTCAATAAATACTATAGCTTTTTCATCATTATCAATTATATCTTCAATAATTCCTTCTATAGTTTCATCTTTATTAAAGAAATTTAGTTCATTGATCCATTCAAAATTGCCTTTAATTTCATAATTTTTAGTTTCCAGTTCTATATGTTTAAAATATTTTTGCATTAAATCACCAGTTGCACTCATGAAAATTTTAATTTTATTAGTTTGTCTTAATATTTTCTCTAAAGATATATCTGTTTTGTAATTGAAATTAGAATCTGATGTAAAATAATGAAATTCATCACAAACTATGTAATCATATTTACTTATATCAAAATCTTTTCTATTTTCTAATGTTTGATATGTAACTACATTAATTACATCTAATTTATTATTTTCTTCTAGTTCTTGAATGAATTGTTGTTTACATCTTGTTCTATGTACTAATAATATTATTTTTTGATTGTTTTCTTTAGCTATTTCATATAATCTATTTTTGATAAAATAACTCTTACCATACCCCATTTGAGCTGATATAGTTATTACTTCTCCTTCTTTCCAATTTTTAACCTCATCTATTGTTATTAAATCTGATATTGTTTTTCTATTCATTCTTTTTTACGCTCCTTTTCTTCTATGTGTAAATAAGGATATGAATCTAGTCCATACCCTTTTGTAAATTATCTATTTTCAGCTTGTCTAAAATATTCTCTCATACATTCTAGTAATTCATCTGTTTTCTCAAATGCAAATACTACTCTTTCAGAATCTTTTAAACTTTTTTCTACCTTCTTACATTCAAATCCATGATTACACAACCAATTAAGTTGTCTTAAAGTTTTTACTATATACATTTATATTTCCTCACTTTCAATTTTTTTATTTTTGTAATAATTCTTCTATTTCTCTAGCTTTATCTTTTAATTCTGTTGTATCTTTTCTTAAACCTTCTAAATTTTCTATTGTTTTTTTATTATCTTCTTTAAGCTCTTTTAATAATTGTTCAAATTCTTTCAACATATGTTTACGCTCCTTTCTAATAGCTATAAATTATTTTACTTGTACTAACTAATACAAAATTTCTCAGCTTTTTATCTTCTATCAAATATTTTTTAACATTTTCTTTAGATTTTACATCTGTACGCCTTTTTGTTAATGTACTTCTAAGCTGGAATGTATAATTTGGTAAGCTAATATCCGTATTAAATATATCAGATAACTTGTCCAATTTAATATCTGTAGTTAATTTACCATCTTTAACTTTGATTTTTCCATCTAAATTAAGTTCTTTCTTTATTTGTTCTATGTATTCTATATTATTTTCTATAAATTCTATTAAAAATTCATAGCCTAAGTCTTTTAAATGTTTCGCTGCAATAGGTTTAAATCGTTTTGTACCTATAAATGGCTTATATACTCCATCTATTGAACATAATATAGCTAATTGTTCTCTATTCCATTTAGAAATATCTATATTATAATAGCTTAAAATTGTTATGTATGTACTAACACACCATTTATCGGTGTAATTATCTAAATAAATATTATCTATCACATTAAGATTTGCACTTAATTTATTTGTATTATCTGTATCTCTAACCTTGATTACATGATTGTCCCAACATCTATATCCTTCTAAAGCTAAATCAACTGCAATAGCCTTTTTAGTATCAAATCCATAATCATAACCTTTTTGTTTATATAATTTATGTGTCCAGTTCTCTCCATTCACATCATAATAATATCTAACTTTACACTTGAAACGATCTCTTAAAAATATATAGCTCATTAAACTATCTATATCGTCACTCAAAATCAACGGATTCTTTTCTATATCTTTTGTCCAACTTGGAAATTGTTTTTTTAAACTTTCTATCATATACAGTTGTATATTTATTTATAATATTCTCGAAATTATTAATAATCATTTTATATCACTTTCTTTCTTAAATTTTATCCTCTATATATCTTCTCTCTTTATCTGAAATAAAAAGAGAATATCTATAAATTAAACATACATTTTCACTTCCTTTCTACGCTATTTTTTTATTAGTTCTCATCAATTATTTGTTTTATATCTTCTTTTCTTTTTTCTTCACCTATTCTATATATACAATCAACTATTTCACCAAATTTTTCATCACTCATAACTAATTTTTCATTTTCTAATTGAGATAAATAGTTTCTTGTAATTCCCAATTCTTGTGCAATATCCTTTTGACTAAGGTTATATATTATTCTTAAATATTTTAATCTTTCTGATTTTCTCATTTTTCATCTTCCTTTCACTATTACCTTTTGCATTAAAAAATAAAAGGAGAGAGAAATTTCCCCTCCCCTTAATTTACTAAGCTATACTATTTTTTAATATAACTACACCTTCAGTATTAACTAATTTTACTGCATAAATGAAGTCTGCGTATAAAGCTGTTCTCTTATATTTAGCTTGTCTTTCGCTTTCTATATTTATACCTCTTTTCTTCATCTTAGCTAACGCGTTTTTCTTAACTATGATAGTTACACATTCACCGTCACTTCCCATTGTGTCTTTGTCTGACATGAATACTGGTACGCCTCTAAAGTGTCCTATGCAGTTGTGAGAAACGATACCGTTACCTTTTCCATTGAATGTATAATCAGCTTTAACGAATTCAGGCATATTATAGAATGAACTAGCTACTATAGAATGACAGATTATACAAGCCATATCTTCAACGTTTTGTTCATCTCCAAACATAGCGAATCCCCTATTTAGGTCATCTGCCATTAATACATTCTTATTAGTAGTTTTAACCTTTAATTTAGAAGTTAAAGCTTCTTTGAATAAATCTGAATCAAGTCCTCTAGCTAAAACTGTACCTTGTTGCATAGCTCCATTTTCTACAAAGTTTCCTAGTGCAGTTAAATCATCTACATCATAAATTAAAACTCCTGGTGCAGCCATTTGTTTAATTGTAGCTTTAGTTTCTTTTTGAGTTAATTCTTCCTCATCTATTCCATCACCTTTATTTAAAACTTTAGCTGATCCTATTTGATTGAACATAGGAAAAGAGATTGTATCACCAATTTTTCCTGAAAGTTCCCCTAAATCCATAGCGAAATTAGATAAAATTGCCTTTCCTTTAAATTTTTCTGTTACTATACCAGCGTAAACTTCTGGTTTAATTAAATTTCCCATATATTAATTCCTTCTTTCTATATTTTTTATAATAAAGTAAGCTAATTACTTACTTAATATCTCGTATAATTTTGGATTAGTGTCATATAAATTACATCTTTCTGAATATGACATCTTTGAAAATTGTTCTTTAGTTATATTTCCATCAGCTTTTTCGTGTCCCTTCGGAACATAGCCTTTAACTTGTTTTCCTACCACCTTTGCAATATTATCTACATAAGTTTCTAAATCTTCCACACCTTCAAAATTTAAATAATCTGTAAGTTGTGTATCTAAACCCTTACTTGATAAAATACCTTTTGCAGTAGTTAATCTTTCTTTTTTAGCTAATTCTTTTTCTCTAGTTTCAAGTTCAGCTACTCTTTTTTCAAAAGCTAATTCTTCTTCTGTTTTTTCTTTTGGTAATTTACTCTCAAGCTCTTTTATTTGTTTTGAGTATTTACCTCTGATTTTATCTTGTTCGGATTGTAAGTATTTACTTACCATTTCCATTTGTTCTTCTGATAAATTTAATTCTTCTAACATTGTTTTTCTTCCTTTCTTTAGTTTTAATCTATATACCCTTTATAAGTTTATATAAATTAACCCTATTATTTTTTATTTAAATGTTAAATTTTCCCTAAAATAAAAAGAGTAGAAATTAATCTACTCTAAAAGATTAATTAAGTATTAAATAATAATAAAATACAACGTTATACAACTTTACTTTTGAGGAACGGGAGATTTGAACTCCTACAAACGTTGCCAAACTTACCATAAATGTAAACAATAATACTAAAAGTATATATAATAAAAAGCCTAAGAAACTAATCCTAGACTTCTATTAACTAATTTAATTTTGTGGTGGGTAAAGGATTTTTTTGTGGTGGGTAAAAATCTTTTTTTAATCTTATTTTTTCAAATTCATCATAAGAAATTCCATTAGGATATTTTTCTCTAATAATCTTATCCCATTCACTTTCTCTTTTCTTTTCTAACTTTTTAGCTTGTTTATTATTATATTTAATAATTGCATTTTTTATTTTCTGAAATTCTTCTAACCCTTCCAAATCTTCATTTAACAATTTATCTATTTCATAACTTTTTAATGTCATTAAATAATAATCTTTCTTTTTAACTTTACCTTCTACCCTAAAACTCTTTCTTTCATAAAAAGCTAGTGATATAAGTTGTTCACTTCCATTCCACTTGTTTTTTCTTTTATACTCTTTTACAATAATCATAAATTCTCTCGCTCCTTTTTACTCATAAATTATTTAGTTACAAATTCACGATATTTCTGCAAATGTTCTTCTTTAAGATTGATTTTATAAGATTCATATTGACTTATTGCACTTTTAGAAATACCTATATAATTTGCAACTTCAACAATCTTAATTTTATTGATCTTTCTTAATCTCCTTAATTCTTCTCTTTCTTCCATTTGCAAATATCCTTTCTTTTCCATTTAATAGTTAAGTAAAATAAAAAATAACAATCAAAATTTACTCTACCATAATGCCCCATTAATAAGGTTCTTTATAAAAACGCTACAACCGTTGATATGACTAGGTTTAAAGGGTATTTAAATTTTAGAATAAAATTATTTTGACGAATTTTAAATTACTCTACCATAATAGGCTATTCTGTCAAAAATCACGAAATCGCTATAAACATTGATATGACTAGGTTTGTAAGACATTATAATTTTTTGCATTTAAAAAAATGTCCACTTTTTATTTACTCTACCATAATGCCCCACGTTGTCAAAAATCTTATAAACGCTACAACCATTGATATGACTAGGTTTAGAAGGTATTATGTTTTGTATTTTTTAAAAAAGAGGGGTAAATTTATTTACTCCTACCTATATCGACTTTTCTCTAACCTTGAAAACCCTTGATATTACTAGGTTTAAGAGGGGTATTTAAAAAAATCCCCTTATTTTTAGGCTTATTTTGACACATTTTTAAATACCCATAATCTCACATCATTAATACTACTATTATCCTTCCTATAGTTAATTGAGGTGTGGGTAGCTTCAAACCTAGTGATACCAATGGTTTAGGGTGATTTAGCTAACCGTTACATATTTAAAAATTAAGCCTTTGATAAATTTAAAATTTCATTACTAAATTATATTTTTAAACTTCTATACTTTCTCACACCCCTCTAACCCTCATTCTATGGTAAGATTTTGAGCTATATTTTAAATCTGAGAGTGTTCTTGAATAATTTATCAACTCACTCAAAATCAAGCTCTTATTTAGCGTTTTATTTTACACTTGACTTTTAAGTGCCAAAGGCTTATAAATCCTTAGGGGAGCTTGAGTGAGGGCAGAGTTATTCCCTATACACAACATAAAAAAATTATGAAGTGCATAAGGAACTCTCAACTTATAAATCCTCTTTTTCGCTGTCGTTTCAGTTGCCCTTATTAGTTAAGTATCATCTAGCGTTATAAAGCTTGTCCTATAACATCTGATACAGTTTCCCCACTCTTTAGAGTGCCAAACTACCACCGTGCCTTTTGTTTATGGATATTGGTAGACACACACCTAAGCGTATAGTATAACCATTGTTCCAGCTATACAAATAAGGGTAACATATAGCTAGTATAATATACTGTTAATTTTATACATCGGCTTAACTAACCTACTATCTTATTTATAGAAGTTGCATAGTGCCTAACAACTCAACCTATACTTAATTTAGGGTATAGGAAATAAAGCCTTGCAAATCCTCACTTTTTTTGAGATAATAATATTAGTGTATTGATATATCCTTTTGTGTGAGGATATGCAAAGTTTTATAAAACGATATTAAGTTTTAAGTAGTAGGTATTGTGAGTGCCTACTATTTTTTTATCTTAAATTAATGTAACTACTTGTAAATTGTTCAAGTGGATTATATTTATCCATTTCAATTTTTAAATCTTGTACTAATAAATTTATATAATTCTCAGTAATTTGTAAGTTACTGTGACCTAATATCTTTTGTAGTGTAACAACATTACCACCATTCATAATCCATTTCTTTGCAAATGTATGTCTATAACGATGTATTCCAGTTTTATTTATTCCACGCTTTTTATTGTAACTAGATAAACTTGCATTAATAGTACATTTAGAAAGTTGTATTCCATAATCATTGCAGAATAAATAATCATCTTCTTTATCTGGTTTTCTTATTCTTAAATACTCTTTTAAAATTTTGATAATTATATTGTTAAGTGGTATTATCAAAGGTTTTCTATTCTTAGTCATATTTACAAATACAACTTCATTGTCGAAATCAATATCTTTTACTTTTATATTTACAAAACTATTTAATCTTAGACCCGTCGATAAAATAAAATTTACTAAAACCCAATTTCTATATTCACCAAATCTACAAGTTTTAAGATCTGGTTTTTTTAGTAACTTTTTTAATTCTTCATCTGTATATGGTTCAATATTTTTCTTATCTACTTTAGGCAATTTTATTTTAAAATTTGGAATATATTCTTGTCTCATCCAGTAGTACATCCAAGTCTTTAAATCTCTTGTGTAAGTATGTAATGTTTGGTCATTAATATTAAATTTTTCTTTACACTTAACAACAAACTCACCTACACTATTAATATTTAAATCTTTTATATAAATATTTTCATCTATAATTCTTGTAATAGATTTATAACTCTCTCTGTAATGCCTTAAAGTATCTTTCCTTAAATTTCTTCTTTTACAATCAATTAAATATTCTTCTACACCTTCTTTAAATGTTATAAGATTTTCTGTTTGACAAGATATTTTCTTTCTCAT